CTTTAGTCAATACGACAAACATGGAGTCCACAGCTCGCGGAGTCCTTAACAGTTCTTCTTGCGTCAATTTTAGGTCTTGTGCGATGGGATTTAACCTAAATTCCAAGCTCGTCATGTAAAACCGATCTTCCCACCCAAGATACCAATGCCAGTCGGTGTAATAAAGCCACGATTTCTCGTTGAATGCTCTCAGGTGTGTCGGGTCTTGCCACGCGCCATAACTCAAGTCATAAGGCACATGGATGCGCATCTCGCCACCGACCTTGAGTAACTCCTTGCAACTAGTCATTGCACCGACCAGATCGGGCAGGTGTTCAAGCACATCATTCGCAAGAATTGCATCAAACATCTCTGGCTGTATATCAAAGTCACCAAGCCTTGTGGAGATCGCATCACCCCAAGGCACATTGCAGATGTCGAGTAACCAGTCGTGCTTGACGCGCAGTTGTATATCTGCGTTGATACAGTCTTCTCGAAAGTCTTTACCAGAGCCTAAGTTAAGTACCAAAGAATCTTTTTGCATACTGTGGACGGTTCTCTTTTACCCAAGGCATAGCCTCGGCAGTTAGTTTTCTAGCGTCCTGACCTACGGTCTGGCTGCCGACATGATGGACATACGCGCTTGAGACAAAGTTCTGGTATCCCTGATTGAGTAAATCTGCGCAACTCACATCGTCAGAAAACCAGTTGATCGGGGGGAATCTGCCGTGATGCCATGCGTCACGCGAGATATACGCAAAGATCGGTGCAATGGTGTCCGAATATCGTATAAAGTTTTCCGACTTGAACCTGCACATCTCTAGGTGATCGCCATCTGGGTTGTAGCGAATGTTCTGCGCAGGACGCACAAAGTCACTTCTTGCACCCACCCAGCCGACATTGATCTCCAGCTCGCGGATTACCTCAACATCTTCAAGCAGTCGCTGGTAACTCGTCGGTGTCAGCACCACATCGTCATTGCAGACGATGCAAGCCTGTGCGTACTTCAATGCGTCGTCGATTACTTCGTTGTAATCGTCGCCAAAGTTACTAGGTTCGCCAAAGATTAGTCTTGCGTTCTTGTACCCAGAGACAACGCGCTCAGTACCGCGAAGGTAGACAAATGCCTCTGGTGCGTATTGCTTGATGGACTCAAGCAGAACTGGCAAACCTTTGCCGTTGACAGTCGATATACAAATTGGGATCACTTCTTAGCCTTATTCCTTGCGGTGATCGCCTTGGCTTTTGCCTTGGCATCGGCTTTTGAGCTTGCGCCCCAAGCGTTGAGACTCAAAAGAAGACGGGTCTTTTCACCGTCCTTGTACTCTGGTCCAGCATTTCCCGCCATGCGCGCAAGAAAACTCGCTCGTCTAGGGTTATCGCCAGACTTGACGGGTGCTTTGAGGTTCATGCCCTCGGCTTTCGCAGAGGCACGACCTTTGGCATTCAAGCCACCACTAGGTGACTTACCCTCTTTCCTCTGCCAAGCTGCGCTCACTTCTTAGCCTTCGGCTTCTTGGCAGTCTTGGCAGCAGCCTTGAAGTCGGCAGCAGACGGTGCAGCCTTAGATCCGACCTTGTTCATCTTCTCGCCAGAGCCAGCAGCGATGCGTTTTTGCTTGGCATTGATGTTTGCGTAAAGTCCAGTTTTCATGATTTCTCCTCGTAGTCTTCGCCTTCTTCCATGTCCTCGTCCTTGGCTTCGCCAGTATTAGGACCACCAACAACCCAAGCATCACAGGTTCTAGACGCTGCGCACTTGAAGTCAAATATTTCGCAGTAGCCGAGGTCAGCCAACTCAATAGTTCCCCACGGGTCTGCTTCGTTGCCGATGCCCTGTGCAATGCACTCTTTGATGCTGTCGGAGACATTAAACGCTGCGCAGTTTCCGCAAAGAGACATCTTCGCGTCCTCAACCGACACATCCCATGCGTCTGCCTTCTTTGCCCAGAATGGGGTGTTAGGCAACGCTGGGTTCTCAGGACCGTACTTCGCAGCCGTGATTGCTTTAGCGCGGTTTTTTAAATTTAGGGTGATGTCTTGCGTGGGAAGTGGACACTCGCTGGTGTCGCTGTCAGACATCATCTGATCCATCGCGCCTTGTAAACTTTTTGGGTATGAGGTTGCCATTACTTGCCCTTCTTCATTGGCTTTGACTTGCCAGCCTCGGACATTGCAATCGCAACGGCTTGTTTAGGGTTCTTCACAACCTTGCCAGTTCCACCGCTATGCAGTTTCCCAGCCTTGTACTCGCCCATTACTTTGCTAATTTTCTTGGCAGCTTTGTCGTACTTCATCATGGCTATGCCCTCCAAATGTTTCGGTATGTGGATTATGCAACTCTTGAGAGATTTCTTTTCAACGGCTGAGACCATTTTTGGCTTGTATTCGCACCAAACATGGAGACGGCTGCGTCACTCGCAAAGGTCAATACAAAGCTGTCAGCCTTGTCGGGTGACTTCAGACCGCGCTTTCTGATGTCGTCCTTGCCCTCGACCTGCATCTTTCCACTCGATGTAAAGAAGTACCTGACAGTAGCCAATTCAGCCACCAGCTCCTCATCATTTGGGATACGACAGTCACGCGCCTCGAACCACGCCTTTGCCTTGTACCAAAGCTCTGCACGCAAGTTCCTGTAAGTCGTACCCATCGCTGGAGACTCTGAGACATTGATGCCTCTAGCGGGAAGACCAAGTTCTCGCAGCCGATCTACTACGCCAGCACCAAGTCCAATCGAGTCCACCATGATCTCGTGCGGTCTCTGGCTTGGCGGTAATGCTTCCCACTCTGCGACGACAGCGCCTGTGAGCTGCATCAAGTCAAGGTTTTTCCAAATCTTTGTGGGTTCGATCAATGCGTTGCCTTGTCTTTTCGAGAGTGCAGACCTGTCCCCACCAAAGCGTGCGACATCCAAGCCCCAAATCAGTTTTGCGTGCTGGCTTGTCTCTACATCGCGGTGCTTTGCAAGTTCTATGAGTTCCATCGGGATGATGGTGTCGTCGTCTGACCTTGGAAATTCTCCCAGTACCCTGATCCTGTAAGCGTTGGATTCTTCCCCGTAACGCGACTTCATCTCTTCGATGTAGGCAACGCTTACCCTTGGAGAGTCAACGCAACTCACCTTCATCGTCACCCAGTCATTGGCGAGTCGGTTTTGGGTGTCGTAGAAAAACCCCGAACTTCTGACAGGGTTGCCAAGCAGAAGGGTGACGGCATTGTGTCCAGACATTGAGCCAGCAGCAGCCTCGAAGACAGCCTCTGGAATACCAGATGCCTCGTCAGCCACCAGCATCACATTCTCGGAGTGGACACCTTGCAGGGCTTCGGGCTGCTCTGCCCTTGAGGTTCTTGCGGAGACAAAAGCCTCTGTCGCTGCCTCCTTGACCTCGATCCTGTCCTGCTTGACTTCGAGCATATCCCTCAAGGTCTCAGGCAGTTCTTTGACCCAGCGCTTTAGTTCCGCAAAGAGTGCGTCGTATAGCTGGCTGGATGTGGGTGCGGTGACGACGACCTTGACGGGGTATCTGAGCAGTAAGTACCAGATGATCGCCCAGCTCGCTGCTGTGGACTTGCCTACGCCATGCCCTGACCTTACCGATATTCTGCGGTTGCCCTTGGCGATGTGCATTAGGAAAGTCTCTTGCCAAGTGTCGGGGTTCGCCTTTAAGACTTCCCTGACGAATAGGACGGGATTGTTCTTGTAGCGGATGGTGAACGCAACAAAAGGATTGTTGTTGAGTTCGTCTTCCCTCTTGTCTTGGATGCGGTCTATTGTTGCCACGACCTGTGGGTGTAGTTTCTTTTTTACTGGTGCAGTTGATTCTGTCGTCATGTCAGGATTGTGCCTTGATTTTTTTATTTTTTTGTGGGGGTGTGGCGGTGTGAGTAGGGGGTAGTGGGGGGGGTGTGGGTTCGGTAGGTGTTTAGGTGCAGTTTCAGCGCGCCCCGTCGCGCCAAGCGAAGGGGGGGGGGTAAACCCTAGTCAGTCAGCAGAAAACAGCCAGAAATGAATACTAATCTCTACACCTGCTTTACACTATGTTCATTATGTAAAGTTATTTATAGGTTATCCACAGGTTTGTAAGCAAGATTGTGGATAACTTTGCCACTTTCCACACCAATGTGGATAACTATGGCAACTTCTCTGTGGATATGTCCTCGACCACCTCGACGCGACGCAATGCGTCTAGCCTCATGCCAGACAAGTTGACCTGCACGCTTGGCATTTTGTTCTGCGCGTATGCAGCAGGATTCCAGCGCTCTGCCACCCATTGCCTCGTCTGGACGCGCAGACGCGCCTTGTTGACCTCCTCGATGTCTGTGTCGTCGGCAATCTCGATCATCTGACCTACGATATGATCCGCTGCTCGCGCACGCGTGCGTGCGAGAAAGCCTTGCTGTTCTGGTGCATCCATCCATTCTGTCAGCGCCTTCTTGCTGACACCAAGCGCCACACATATCCTTGTCTCGCTCATTCCCGCCTCAAACATATTCGTGATCTGCTCAATCGGCAGCGTGTTGAGCAATGCAATGTCGTGAACCTTCTTTTTGTTTCCAGCCATTTAAAAGCCCTCCAAGGCATCAAAGCCACTTACACACCACAAAGTATCAACTCGCATCTAAATCTCCTCCAAAGCCCGATTAGCCCTATTTTTGCCTATCTTGCTG